CGTATAATAACACATAGACAGATAGTTCTTAACAATTTTTAACCCTGGAGTATATATGAGCGAGATCATTTCACGCACCGTTGGTCCTAAAGCCGCTAAAAAATCTCTGCGTAAAGCATTCAAAAGCAAGCGACCTGTGTTTTTGTGGGGCCCCCCTGGTATTGGTAAGTCTGATATTATTAAACAGTTAGGCACTGAACTAGATGCACATGTCATTGATGTGCGTTTGAGTTTGTGGGAACCTACTGACATTAAAGGTATTCCGTATTTTGATTCAAACTCAAACAAAATGGTTTGGGCTCCTCCTAGCGAATTGCCAGATGCTGAAATGGCAAAACAACATAAGACTATTATCTTGTTCATGGATGAAATGAACTCTGCGGCTCCTAGCGTACAGGCCGCGGCTTATCAGCTGGTGTTGAACCGTCGTGTTGGCACTTACCAACTTCCAGATAATGTTGTAATGGTTGCCGCTGGTAACCGTGAAACTGACAAGGGTGTTACTTATCGTATGCCTGCTCCGTTGGCTAACCGTTTTGTTCACTTGGAAATGACAGTGGATTGGGATGATTACTTTGAGTGGGCTACTGAAAATCGAGTCCATAAGGACGTTGTTGGATTTTTGACCTTCTCTAAGAAGGACCTGTACGACTTTGATCCAAAGTCAGCGTCACGTGCCTTTGCTACTCCACGTAGCTGGTCCTTTGTTAGCGAACTGTTGCACGATGACGACACTGACGTTAGCACACTAACCGATCTTACTTGCGGTGCAATTGGCGAAGGACTTGCCGTTAAGTTTATGGCTCACCGTAAACATGCCAGCAAAATGCCTAATCCGTCAGACATTCTTTCTGGCAAGGTTAAGAAAATGGACACTAAAGAGATTTCTGCAATGTACTCGTTGACTGTATCATTGTGCTATGAGCTCAAAGAAGCAAACGACAAACGTGCCAAAGATTGGGATAATCAAGTTAACTGTTTCTTCCAATTTATGATGGATAATTTTGAAACTGAATTGGTTATCATGGGTACTAAGTTGGCGTTGAGTCAGTACAAACTGCCATTGGATCCAGATGAGATCAAATGTTTTGACGACTTCCATGCAAAATACGGCAAGTACATTTCAGCGGCAACTGAAAAGAGCTCACGCTAAAATGATTGACACCGCCCTAGGGCGGTGTTATAATATAAGTATATTGTAAACAGGAGCATCTAATGTCACATCTTGATCCAATCATTGACAACATCATTGTCGCCCGTGTTGGACTGTTGCTACGTCATCCGTTTTTTGGTAACATGGCAACTCGTTTAAAAATTGTAGACGGCAGTGATTGGTGTGCGACAGCGGCTACAGACGGTCGCCATATCTATTTTAATAGAGAGTTTTTCCAAAAACTAAGCATTAAACAAATTGAGTTTGTTATTGCCCACGAAATCCTACATAATGTTTTTGACCATTTAGGTCGTAACGAAGGTCGTGATCGTAGAATCTTTAACATTGCCGCTGACTATTGTGTTAACGGTCAATTAATTCGCGACAACATCGGCGAGATCCCTCCAAAAGAAATTAAGATCTTCCACGATTCAAAATACTATAACTGGGGTGCTGAACAGGTATACGACGACATTTATGACAAACACACTGAAGAAGAATTGAGTGCGTTAGGTCAGTTGTTAGACGACCACGTAGACTGGGGTAACCAGGACGGTGATAATCAGGACGGCAGTGGTAACAGACCACAGTATAGCAAAGAAGAGCTTAAAAAGATTAGAGATGAGCTCCGTGAGGCTGTAGTACAAGCGGCGCAGGCCGCTGGTGCAGGTAACACTCCTGCAAACATTCAGCGAATGATCAAAGAGTTTACTGAACCTAAAATGGATTGGAGACAGATCCTTCGTCAGCAGATCCAAAGTACTATTAAAAATGACTTCAGTTTTATGCGTCCTAATCGTAAAGGCTGGCATATGAACGCTGTTCTTCCAGGTCAACAGTATCAAGAGACTATCGATATTTGCATCTCAATTGATATGAGCGGAAGTATTGGCGACGATCAAGCTCGCGATTTCCTCACTGAAATTAAAGGCATTATGGAAGAATACAAAGACTTCAAAATTAAACTGTGGTGCTTTGACACTGCTGTTTATAATGAAGCAGACTTTGACGGCTACACTATTGACGAGTTTGAAGACTATCAAGTAGCTGGCGGTGGTGGAACTGAGTTCATGGCCAATTGGGAATATATGAAAGAGCATGATATTACTCCTAAGAAGTTTATCATGTTTACAGATGGATATCCTTACGGTTCATGGGGTGACGAAAACTACTGCGACACAGTATTCATTATCCACGGTAACGACTCTATTGTTCCACCGTGGGGCGAGTTTGCCTATTACGAATTTAAGAATGAATCTAGAGTTTGATGCATTTAGTAGCGGCCAAATTAATAGTAAACTATGGGCCGCTGAAAAACTAGAATGGTGTGTAAAGGAACATATTACCGACCCCTTGGACATATACGTCCTAGGCGGTTGGTATTCTCTATTACATTTTATTCTTAAAGCCAGAAATAATATTAAGATAAAATCCTGTCGATCATTTGACCTTGACCCGAGTGCTTGCTCAATTGCCAATGCAATTAATAACACGTGGGAATCTCAAGACTGGTCCTTTAGATCATACCCACAGGATATTAATACTATAGATTATCCCGTGTCTGTTAATTGTGTAATTAATACAGTAACTGAACACGTAAAAGGTACTGAGTGGTATGATCGTATTCCTAAAGGCACTCTTTGTCTATTTCAATCTAACAATCTTACTCACCCAGATCATATAAACATAGTATCAAGTATAGAAGAACTAGAAAAAAAGTTTCCACTAACTGAAACATATTTCACAGGTAGTAGATTTATGGATTCCTATACTAGATACATGACCATAGGTAAAAAATAATGGCCTTAAAGAATGGCAAGCCAAACCCTTTAAATTTTTTTAATTTAAGGAGAGTAGATTACTCTGCTCCACATTTTGTTTATACTAAGCTAGATAGATACACCCCTACATTAGTTAAAGATATCGATCATTGGATTAAATTAAATCTTAACGGCAGGTACTATATAGGACAAGATTTAACCCTAGATCATACAAACACTATAGTGTATGTAACAAAGATCGGGTTTGAAACAGAGAAAGAACTTAGCTTCTTCAAAATCGCGTGTCCTATTTTAGAATCAAGATAAATTACTATACGTTCTTGTTTAGGAGACTTTATGACTGAAGAAAACAAAGATATTAAAACAGCGGCAACTAGCGGACAAACCGCACCCGCACAAGAAGGCCCAGATCTTAACATTAATGATCTTAACGCCTTAAAAGTTATTATTGACATCGCTAGCAGTAGAGGTGCATTTAAACCGTCTGAAATGGTAGCTGTAGGCCAAACATATGCAAAACTGGCTGCATTCTTAGATGTGGTATCAAAGACTGCTGAAGGAGCAAAACAAAATGGCTGAACTTAAACATGTAGGCCGTGTTGTAAAAACCGGCAAAAAAGTATTAGTAGCTTTTAGAACACTACCGGGTGCGTCTGATAGATGCTTAGTTATCCCAACTGAAAGTTTGCCTGATAGCTACCACGATGCATTGATTAATCTTGTTGAGAGTAATGCCGGCCAGAGTGCTAACGAATTTGCAGAAGTATTAGCACGTACCAATTTTCCAGATGGCACTATTATGCTTGCGGCGTTGCATACACAAGGTAGAATGGTATCTGTTGGTACTAGTGAAATTGAGATGTGTCCAACTAACAGCCACACAGTAATGCTGTCTGAATTAAACTCGTTGATTGCAGAGCAAAGGGGTGTTACTGTCGATAGTCTTGCAGTACAACGACCACTAACTGATCCAAACATTGAAGTTCGTGAAGTTGCAACTGTTCGCGAAGTAGACCCACCGAAATCTCAACCATTTACTCCAACCGAAGCATCTTTAGACGAGCCACTAACCGACGAAGCTATGGCTAAGAAATATCGCAGTGATGCAGATCGTCTTAGCAAAGAGGCAGCACAGCTCAGAAGAATGGCTGAAGACTTAGTCCCGACTACTAAGAAGAAAGTAACGGCAGTGGAGTGAGCAAACAAGGGAAGTCGCTCCCAAAAGATGTTATAGCACACTGGCCTGAAGTTTTTGGAGAGGTAAAATTAAATGTTCTACCCTTACGATATTTAGACTCTGTGCTGTTAAATTTTAAAGACGGTAAAGTTTGGGAAATTAAAGTTACTAAAAAGACTAGAGATGCTGGTTGGGATCAGTTCGAAAAGTCTATTTCTGAGTTGGTTAGAACCTACGAAGAAAAAATTGATAATGTTGATTTTAAGTTAGATACTGACAGAGTTAAAAAAGATATTACTAAAGATACACAAAAATTTCTTAAGAGAAAGTTAGATTAAATGAAAGTTAACCTCCTATCCTACAGTCAACCTACACAAGAATTTAAGGACTTGGGCATTGATGATGCTCAAGAACTTATTGCATATTGTGCAAGAGTAAGTAATCCTAGCAATCAATTTAATACAGAAACTAGTGAAAAACTTATCAAATATCTAATTAAACATCAACATTGGTCACCATTAGAAATGGTCAGCGCCTGTATTGAAATTACTACTACAAGAGATATTGCAAGGCAAATTTTGCGTCATCGAAGCTTTGCATTTCAAGAGTTTAGTCAACGCTACGCTGACCCTACTAAAGATTTAAATTTTGTAATTAGAGAAGCCAGGCTACAAGATACAAAAAATAGGCAAAACAGTATTTCCACAAACGACACAGAACTGCAGGCATGGTGGGATGCTAAACAAAAATGGATTATTGAACAGGCTAGTTTAGCATACTCTGAAGCAATCGAAAGAGGTATTGCCAAGGAACAAGCTCGTGCAGTTCTACCAGAAGGTCTTACAGAAAGTCGTTTATATATGAACGGAACTTTGCGTAGTTGGGTACACTACATAGAACTACGATCAGCTAACGGAACACAACTAGAGCATCAAGAAATTGCCAAGGCTTGCGCTCAGGTAATTTCAACAGTGTTCCCAATGGCTAATGATCTTGTATCAAACTGATTGCTCAACCAATCATAATCATTGATAGAACTTAGTGCAGACAAATCAGTTCTGCACTTTCTTCCAAACAGCTCTCCCTGTTGAGCACCATCAAGTATATATTTGGCAAATACGTGTGTAGTTGACTCTAACCACTTTGCTAATCGATCCTGTGTTTCGCTAGTATTTTGTCTATCAATGCTCTGACTAGCTAATTTAGCACACTCCCTGAAAGCACCTTTCCAAGACTCAAAAGGACTAACTGCAAAGTTTGTCACATTACTAATTTCTTCCATAACTCTAACATTGTGACTTAAACTAGTAGTAACATCAACACCTACTGATTTTTCTATTAGCAGATGCTTTGGTAATAACTTTATTCCACCATAGCCGTATTCTAATCCATTAACTGGGTTACGACTCTTCCAAATATGAACTGTATCAAAATGATCTGCCGATACTTCGTGGGTAAATTTAAAAGTATCTTCAATTACTGCATCGGCGTCAACTACCCATAAGAAACTTGTAGCAGTCCCTAATGCGGCTTGTCGATGTGCGTTGGCTATTCCTTTAATTCCGTTGATTCTATTAGCAGAAGGTATTTTACTTTTTAACTTTTGCCAATTGTTATCTGCATATGTTTCATTGTAGCTGAGAAAAAATACATCATAAGATATTGATGATTTTTTATATCTAGTGCCCACTAAAAATTTAGCAGATTCAAAATCTTTTTCTGCTACAGGCTTCTTTGCTGGTATCAGATAAATTTTGTTGTTGTTAATATCTTCTAGATAAGAAATTCTATCTAAAAATACAGGATCTATTTTTAAAAACTCAAAACTAAGTACTTGTATAGTTGGAATAATCCAGAACATTTTAGTCCTGACAGAACTTGTATAGTTTACTGCTATAGAAAATGGGTCAGAATCATAAACTACTTTAGCCAAAGGAAACTGATCTGTTGCCTTTGTTAAGGCAGCATCAGGCCATGATTTATTATGCAGAAAAATTATATCGTACATTATTCTCTGTCTAACAGATTATTTGAAATACGAGTTTGGTCTGCATGAACATGCTTAAAAAATCTACTGGCGCTATCATCTAACACACTTAACGGAATGTCTAATTGCGGACTTAATTTGTCGCCAAAGTATTTTATATAATCAATAATGTTTTCATCAGTGACTGTGCCGTCTATTGTTTCGGCATACAGCTTTCCAAGGTAATCAAAATCTCGAACGTTGGTATAATCCCAATCTGTACAGTTAGTCATATAGCACCCTTGTCTAGCACCGAGAATAGCCCACAGACCGTTTTTTACATCAGACCCGACGTTCATCCAAATTAACAATCGATGTAGGTTTTTCCAGTGTACTTCTCTTTTAAAATTTGTATGATTAACACGAACACCACGATCCAGAGACATCTTAACACCTTCGCGGAATCCTGCTCTCCATGCTTGATAGGGCGTAGCGTTATTATGCACATCACTGTAGCAACTGTTCATCTGGATGTACTCTGCATCCCAGCAAAAATCTACTTGTGCATTAGGATCATCAGTGGGTGCATTTTCGTGCGTTAGCATGGATAATACATATTCTTTTGGCCATAACTTTAGGCCTCCATTGCCGTACATTAATCCGTTTATAATATTATGGCCGCACCAACTGACTACACATCGACTGTAATCTCTGTAAGCAGAAAAGTCTACTTCTTGATTAAAGAAATCTTCACGTACAATATTATCACCGTCAACTGTTACAAATCGATCAGTCTCACTTATTCTTGCACATTCTTTATGCGCACTGTCGCTACCTTTTACACCGTGTACACGCTTTGCCCAAGGCACTTTGTTTAGCAAGTCAGCATAGTTTTTCTCAGCATTTGGCTCGTCGTAGCTGAGATAGATGATATCAAAATCTATAATTTTAAACGTTTGACTCATTTAAGATCCTTAAGTTATATGTATCAAAGAACTTTTTAGTTACAATAGACACTTGAGATCTATCAGATTCTACATCAAATTCGTGCGGAATAAACACACGATCTTCTCTAACTAATCGTTCTAGTGTTATAGGAATTGTTCTAAACACAAAATTTTTATTCTGATACTTGCAAATGTAAAACTCTAATGTTACATCGAGTATCTTTTGTTTTAGACCAACTTTAACATCATCCCTAATCTTAAATGCCCAATGCTTAACATCCATATGATTTTCAATCGAACATGAGCTATCTAGGATATCCGACGTGTCTACCAGTATTAATGAATTGAAATTAATATCAGTGCTAACTTTAGAACTAACTAATGTTATTTGATCTTTTTCAAACACAATTTTAAAATCATTAAAATTTTGCTTGCCTTCCAAAAATAGCTTTACGTCATCATACGGCATCTTGATAAAAGAATCAAGGTCTTTTCTTTCTTCGTTTGTTATTGAAAGTATAGCGCCGTTAAATTTATCAAAATAAATTAAGTAGCTATTATCGATGACACCTAGATTGTGTGCTTGGATAATTGCTTCGTCTGACAGTACGTCATCTTCATGCAACAATTCTTCTTCCATTTTTTGAGGATTCCTTTAATGAAGATAAAACTTGCGGGGTTAAAAAGCTGTCGTCAATATAATGAAACACGCCTGTTTGTAAAATATTAGACACGTACAACTGTCCGCTGTCAGTATAGTACCAATCTAACACTTTAGTCCAACTTGTTGGTATTGGACTAATATTTTGTAAATTGGCTTTCATATGGGTTATTGATAGATTTATTTGGTCATTAATTACTTGATCATCACACCCTAATACTTTGGCTGCAATGGCGGCACTAACATCCATGCTTAACCAACTCTGTTTGTGTTTAGGAGCAATGTCGAAGTATGTACGTTCCCAGTTGGCAACAACAAACGCCATAGTATTATAAAAGTCTAAGGCTTTTTTATTTTTCTTAAAATAATGCAATCCAAAATAGATGTTGGGCAACTCGTTCTCGTTGAACATTTTACGATTTACATAGTCCTTAATCGTCTGGCCCCTAAAATCTTTTATTTTTGAATTAAAAAAGACATCGTAGTTAGAGAGTCGATCCCAAATTGGCGTAAAGTTATCTAACACTAACATGTCGCTATCTAATACTATAGTTTCGTCATAAGGTGTAACATGATATAACTTCCAACGATTTTCAACCTTCCACACGCTTTCGGCTGCTTGATCGTCACCGGGGATAGCTATTATTTTATCAAACACTGTTTGATATTCATCGGGCACCGGATCGTTTGTAACTAAACTTATTAGACAAGAATCTTGGCTAGCATGTAAGCTCAATGCAAGAGCATAGGCCTGCTTTACATAATCTATGCCTTCGCTATTCTGTGCTAGAACAAGATACCCCCTCATATTATGCTACCTGTAAGTTTTCTTCTTTAACGTCTGCAACTTTACCCCAAACAATTCTATTCCAGATACGTTCGTGACTGTAAAATAGGGCAACGTTTACAATAGTAGCAATACCCAAGAATGCGGCAGCACTACCCCAGCTTCCTGTCATAATAAACGGAATTAAGAAATTACTAGATGTAATTAAAACACGCCATGTAATAATCTTACTAATAGTACGCGGTTGCCCTTCAAAGAACATCAGACCATCTTTAGGCTTACGATTCCACTGCGCAAAGTTCCAGCCTCGCTCATGCGCCCAGTATAATACTGAGTTAATTACTGCGGCAAGACCGGCAATTTGCAAGCCAGTTGCCCAACTACCAGAAACAATAAAACCATTCACAATGTGACTGATTGTTAGTAGAACACGCCAAGAAATTACTTTAGCTATTGTTCTTGGATGATTTTCAATAAATTTCATATAAGTTCCTTTTAAATTATTCTTTCTAAACTGTATTTGTTCATAAGATGTACATCAAGATTTGATGTTTTAACAACAATGTATTCACCTGGAAAACTTTCTTTTTCAATTAATATTTGACACTCGTGGTTATTAATACTGTTAATAATATCTTTATCAATTGCGTAGTATAACTTTCCAGGCAACGCAGATGCAAATAAACTGTCCGGATCTCCACCATTCATGATGTTAATTGCTATACTAAATGCGTAATCATTTCTGTAGGTCATAGTTTCCACACAATAAAGCAATCTGTAATAATTCCAGTTTTCTCTAATGTGGTTAATCAATGTAAAAAATGATTCAATAACAGGAGTCTTTTTAAAATAAAATACAGTTGCCCAATAGAACGGCACCGAGTACTGGTTAATATAATCATATTTCATTCGCCATCTTGACAGATCATAACTGTCTTTGTAGATTGCAAAGTCACTTGTATTATTCCAAATTGCTTTTAAATTGTCAGAACATAAGATAAAGTCGCTGTCAATAACTAAGGTTTCGTCGTATGGTGATAAATCATATGCGCTAGTCCTACTAAAGTTATTCCACTTTAATAGTTTTTTCTTTAGTGTGCCGTCGTGAAAACTTCTATTCTGAGTTTGAGTATTTCTGTAATCAGCTACTTTCCATATATCGATTACTTGGTCAAACACCTTGTCTGTATCTATTTCAGCAAGGTAATCAGGACTATCAGTGACAATAGAAACTGGCACATTTAGATATTTCTTTACCCGCTTGGCTGCAAACAGTGCCTGCTTAACATAATCAACTTCACTGTTATTCTGAGCAAAGATAAGACAGCCTTTAGTCATATTTGACTAAGTCCTCAACTTTTCTTTGCTTTTTAAGAGCAGAATATTTTGAAAAATATTGATTAGATGCTTGGAAATATTGATCAAGAATATTGTCGTAAAACTCTTGAACATCCTTTATCTGCACAGGCATGTTATTGTCGTCAATAAGAACTACATCTTCGGTATAACCCGAATCTAATACCAATTTAACAAAAGTAATTAGATCACGACGAATGGTGAAACTAGCACCACTTTGATAGAAAATGAGTCCTTGATTAAATTCTTCTAAGGCTAATTTTCGTTGTCCTGTTAACGACGCCATAAAGTTGGCGGTTTGAAAGGCTTTTTCTAAACTTTCTGTCATAGATAATCTCACTTGAATAGCTCAAGTAATTATCTATAATTTTAGTGGGAGATTAGAATCCTGACTGCGAAGCAGACGGTGCTGATACAGACACGTTAGATCCAGACGGACGGAACATTTGAATTGTACTAGTTAATGTACCATCTACATCCTCGTCTTGTACTGGGCCTGGTGGAAATCCCGGACTTGGATTGTTTAAATCGCCCGCATCTTCGTCTTGAAATACTATTGAAAATACAACGTTGCTACCAGTTAGTCTAGCATAGATAAAATAATCATTTTCTGCATAGGCGCCAGCAGGTGCTTGTTTACGGAAAATTAATTGATCGCTGCCTGTTAGACTGTAAAATCCAATAGGATATGTAGTAGCTGTAGAACTAGGATCACCACAAACAGTAGTTGTATAATTCATAGTAATAGTGCCCATTTGGCTTAACATCAATGACCATGTATTATTCTTTGAACCTGAGTTTCCGCCAGTTCTACTAGCACTAATTTGAAAGTTTCCGCCAGCATTAAAGAAGTGTCTTGCGGCGTCATAGCTGGCAAATGTAATAGTGCAAGTGTGAGTCAATGTACCGTTCCATGCACTAGTTCTCTGATACGGCGCTACTGCGTTTTCTAAAGTACCTTGATTACTAGCTACTGCTAGTCTATTAGCCGTAATAGTATCAGCCATGTTATCGTACTGAGCTCGTAATGCTTCGCTAATAATACTACTAGTTGAAGCTAAAGTTAAATTACTAGTTTCGTCAACACCAGTCTGGTGCTGTCTTGCTTTAAGTAAGTCTGTTCTAAGACTATTCCATTGAACAGCACGAATTAGATCGCCGACTGCTACTTGTCCGCTGGTAAGAGACTGACCGTAGCCGTAGTTGCCCGTGCCTGCTCCTAAAACTAATGCAATCTTTCCTTGAATTGCATTATAATCAGCTGCCCTAACTCTTGAACCTACGCCTGGCATAATTAATTCCTTATAGTATCACTGCTTCGATCAACTTGACTCCGGTGTCGTCACTTGATTCTAATGCAATACCAAAAACATCGTTTGCGTGTGGAACTCCAGCAACTGCTGTGCCGTCGTTATATGCAACTAAGCGTTGTCCTTTTTTTATTGCGCCGGTAACTTTTACTGGAACACGACCTTTCAACGCAATGTATGTTCCGCCTTCTAGTTCGCTATTCATCATGAACGCAGGTTGAGAACTAACTACACCAATGGCTTTATCTCCGTATTTGGATGCAGTAACTTCTGCTTCGCCGCCTACGGCAACTACAGTACCAACTTCGTATACTTGATCTGTTAAGTACTTCTCTGCCAAGTCAGCCCAACGTGCTGTTGACGCTTCACCTTGGAACAGAGTAGCATATAAATTACCACTTCCATCCCTGGCGGCAATAGTATTTGGCGATGCTGCCGCAGACGCAGTTCTAAAAGAACCTGAAACGTCTAAGGTAGATGCTTGTGTAGCCAATCCACTGAATGTATTAGCATACATTGTTCTAAATTTAAATGCAGATGACCCTACATCGTTACCATTATCAACGCCCGGAATTAAATCATTACCTAAGATTCTTAAAGGTGTTCGTGTAACACCGGCTACAGTAGTTCTAAATATAATCTTATCGCCAACCTGGTTTTGAATAATAGGATCTGTAGAGCTTTCAATGAACACTTTAAGTGTATTGTTGTTACCAACAGTATAACCTAAATCACTGAATCTTACTAGTGTGCTAAAATTAGCTTCACCAGAGCGAACATAGTCTGATGCTAGGAAACCACCTAATCTATCTGCATCAGTAGCAGTACCCCAGAATCTGTCATCAGTTGCTGTAACGCCAGTTGGACTATATGCTAGGGTAGTACCTTTCTTAATTGATGTAAATCCTGTAATTGGATTAATACTTGACAAGGTAAACGCATCTTTTGAGATGATAAAGACTGTTTTATCGTTAACAATCGCTTCAATAATTGCATGGCCAACGCTTTGATCGTCAAGTACACTGCGAGATAGCATCTGTGTAGTACCTGATCCTGACACGCCCTGTGGGCCAATTAGGATAAATTCAACACCGTTCCAAGCATATAGCTGATCGTTAGTTGTATCGTACCAGAAGTCACCTGTTGTTAAGCCTGTAGGAGCTGTAGCTGAAATCTCAGCACCGCCTGTAGTACGGAATTTAGTCCCATCGTAAAACTTTAATTTTCGTGTGCCGCTATCAAACCAAATTTGTCCTCTAATTGGCTTAGAGGGCTGGGTTGTATTGGCAAAATTCTCTAGTAAAAACACTAAATTCTCGTTCTGGACTTCACCATAACCAGCATAGTTTTTACCAATTAATTTAATATCTAAAGTATTGTCGATGGTACCGTCCGCAACTACTGTAACTTGCGACCCGTCGTATTTGTTTATGGTATAAGCCATCTCGTTTATTCCTCGTTCCTAGTATTTATCGTTATAATGGTGTAGCGGCTTCGTCGCTATCCCATGTCCACACACCACCTACGACTTCAAAAACTTTAATAGATCTTGTATAAGTTATAGTTGCAGGGCCCGTATCGAACGGATTTGTATCAATATCTTCTAAAACAGACACTTCTGATCCCGGAACTACCCCGTAAATTACTGCTTCGCCGCCTGGACTAGAAGGTGCAGTAACTAGTGTACCTGTATCCCGTTGTCCTAGTGCAGAAGTAGTTGTTTTTACAACTCCGGGTGCTCCGCTAGTTTCAGATACTGGGATTGACAACGCTGGAAAACTAATTTCCTGTCGTGTACAATAAACTCTGCAAACTGTTCCAGTAGGATTACTTGCAATTGGAAATACATCTGTTAAAATAGTAGCTATTTGAGTTCGTAAAGTTCCGGCTATTTGACTTAGTCCTGTGATATCTAATGAAAACGCCTTAGGCAATGCCAGTATAGCATTTTGTAAAAATCCTAAATTTACAGCATCTAGTGGATTTACAGGGTCTAATATGTTTGTTACTATAGAATTGTCAACGTCAACAACTCCTGTACCGTTGGGACTAATAACAATATTACCATTAGTATCAGTAGAGCTAATTGCATTGTTATTCAACAATAAATTATCAACACTTAAATCTTCTAAATTACCAATACGTCTTAGACCCAGGGCCGTTGCCACTGTATTTCCCAACGTATCTGCTGATAAAACATCAATATTGTTAATCTTAAACTTTTTACCAACACCTAAACTTATATGTTCATTAAATGTCCAGTTACTATTTGTAACATCTAAACTATCTCTCACCCAAAGAATGGTATGATCAGTAGTTCCCTTGAGTATTAGGCCGCCTTCGTCGCAGTTAACATCAGTTGGTAAGTCTGTTTTTGCTAGCTCAATAGTTTTGTCTTCAACTACAATATTGTTAGTTTCTAAGGATGTTGTTGACCCTTGTACTGTAAGGTTACCCCTAATTATAGTATCACCGTTTACATCCAATGTACTTTCAGGGGAAGGCGTAAAAATACCCACTCGCTCGGTTGTAGCTTTAATATGTACTGCTGATTTAATACCGTCTACGTTTTTAACCTTTAATACTACTTCTTGACCACTTTGTAATGGTGTAATATTAAACTGTGCATCAGTAGTTCTAATTTCTGTTGACGGGCCTGGCCCTAATGTTAACGGAACTGCATTATTAATATAGACCTGACCTTGGAATACCGTCTCCGGATCAGTTACTGACACAAAATTCTCAGGAGTTTTGACTGAACCGTCGGCGGCAATTAGCCCTCTAGCTTTGGTAATGGTACCTCTAAACTCCAGTCCAGTTAGTGAACTAGAGTTAAATCCCCTGTATATTGTCCCAGGAACTGCACCGGCAATTGGACTGGCAGGTGTAAACTGATCTTTGCTCCACATGCCCATTAATGTTTGATTAACATACATAAGTGCAACTGTATGACTAATCTGATTAGTATCTAAAATAGATTCAATTGTTAAGCCAGTAAGTCCCTGTTGGTCAGTAAACTGAGGTCCAGATAGCGTTAGCTGTGTGCCGTCGTAGAAAAACAGTTGCTTTCTGTAACTGTCGATCCATATATCACCTTGTACTAGATTACTAGGAACTCTATTTGAAACAATAGTACCGCCCGACACTCTAAACCCGTTGCCGTCATAGGCTTTAAGTCTACCTTCGGTAGTATCGTACCACAACTGCCCTGTTATAGGATTGCTTGGCGGACTTGTGTTGGCAAATGATTCTAATATTTTTATAAAATTTTCGTTTATAAATTCACCGTAACTGCTAGAATTCTTTCCAACCAGTGTAATATCAGTTGACGTTTGATCAATTGTACCGTCTACTACTTCAGTTAGAACGGTTCCGTCTGTTTTATTAATAATGTAGCTCATTATAGTATACCAGTATAGATAATGTAGTTGACTGTTTGATACGGATTCATAGTATTAAACGGAGTTGCAAGATCTTTAACTGGCAAGTCGTCTGTTAAAATACCACCGCTTGATCCTAGTGCCTGGGCTGATCCGTTGGCGCCTGTTGCACCTTGTGCTGGAATACCGTTATCAATTGGTGCTCCGGGAACATTACGAATTGCATAGTATTGATTACCAACACCACCACTAGGTCTAGTACCTCTAAAATCATGTTCGTGGTCTGGAATATTGTTAATAGCCAATGAACGTTGTTCATTTCCAGACGCCGCTCCTATTATGTCTGCGGTAGTGTCAGTTACTCTATCAGCAATGCCGCCACCTGCATCAATAAGAATTGTACTATTGTCTTTACTAGGAATAGTTCTACCATTATCCATATTATCACGACCTAAGGGGAAACGTCCTCTTAAGTCTGGTAGTGCAAATGTAGAAGCACCTTGTAATAGGCTTACATCTTTAAATGCATATCCAATAACTGAAAATAGTAGTGGAAACTCTGAAATTCTAACTTCACTACCGTCACAAAGCAAATAACCAGCCGGTGCCGTTTGGCCACCAAATGGTAAAATAGATCCCGTTGGTACTGTGGCTGCAGAAGCAAACAAGGTTTGTTTACTAATTTTACGTAGTCCTAAATTAGGTCTTAAGATCAACAACTGATCTGTTTGGAATGCTGAGCCTACTTCTTCTCTTGCGCCAATCATATCTTGGCCAATTACTGTTTGGAACGTAGCTGTTCCGTCACCTGTTTGACCGTTAAAGTTAATTTGATTACTGGTCACATCGCCAACTAACTGAAATAGTGTCGAACTTGCTAGTCTAGCCGCTGTACCAGAAATGTTACCTGTTAGCGCACCACTAAATGTTCCACTAAAGTTTCCTACAAACGTTTCTGCATAGATGTTTCTAAAAGATTTTGTAGGACTGCCGATATCATATTTCATATGTGCCGCAGTTGAGCTAGGTGCAATAACTGGATTATCTGATCTAGGATTACCATTAGTGTCTAGATAAGTTATAACCATCGGTGCTTCGTTTGTAATTTGCCCTTTAAGATTGCTTGTTCCGGCTACAACTAAACCGCCAGCAGTATTAATGCTTGTGGCGCCTGTTCCAGTAACTACTAGCCCTTCATCACTTCTAATTTTACCAGAAACATCAAGACTCTCATTGGGATTGGTTTTATTAATACCAACGTTGGTAATGTTTTCAGTACTGTTGATACGAACAACAGTTTTTGGATCGCCGCTGGCTAAGGTCAGTTTAAAATCGATGACTGAATTGCTGGTCTTAGAGTACAATACTGCACTGTTAACATCAGTACCAATGTTAAAACTTAGGTCACCACCAAGGCTGACGCCGCTGTTTGAACGTACATTTAATCCGTTGTTAGTAGTACTGACCTGATCTGATCTTAAGAAACTAGTCGACGGCACAACTGCATTATTAACAACTAGTGCATCAGCTTTGCTGGCAACACCCCACATTTTCATCGGAGAAGTAGTATTCGAAACATCTACTGAACTAATATTAAGTCCTTTACCGATAACTTCAAATCCAGTAATAGCACTCTTTGGAGCAAAACTAACATTACTAATAATGGCAATTAGGTCGCCATCTGAATATAAACTGATCACACCGTGGACGTTGTTCGAAGTATCTACTATTGTTTCAACGTTAGGACCTGTCTTTAGGCCTCCGCTAAACTGTGGGCCAATTAAAACCCAGTTAGATCCAGAGAACATATACAACTGCTGATTGTCAGTATCAACCCAAAGGTCACCTTTAATACTGTTTGATACTGTAGGAGCTACTGGAGCTTTCTTAACACTACCAGCGGCAGTCCACGTTGTTCCATCAAATACTTTTAGCTGATTAACACCTGCTGTGTTGTCAAACCATAGTTGACCTTGTACTGGATTACTAGGAGCAGTTGACCTTGCAAAGTTTTCTAACAGATGCAAAAAGTTTTCTGCAACAAATTGAGCATACCCTGCATAGTTTTTACCAACAAAGGTTAAACTAGTTTCAGTGTTTAGTGTCTGATCTTCAACGACAATTGTGTTCTTTTGAGGATTATTTAATTCTGAAAAACGAACTTGATAGCTCATATTATACTCCTGCTAGACCAGTTAAACTCTGTACTCGAACAGTGTAGTCAATTTGAATTAAACGATTCAACGATTTTTGCACAGGGTGAAAGATAACATGAGTTAGCAACAGGCTGTTTCCAGATGTACTATAACTTTTTAACCCTAATTCATCAAACACAAACTCACTTTGATTGTCATTGGTATTGTCAAATGCGCTTTGACCACTAGGCTCACCGTAGTCTAGTAGACAGGTAATAAACACATCAGTATAGTTTGTACCTGTCACGTGCCGTGTTTCTATGTAATTACGTGTAGGATCGCTGTTATTACTACTACGATCATCAACTACTTTAGCGTAAGTTTGATTATACAAGCTGGCGTTTGATCCAGAGCTATTTGGTGTCAAGTAAGTAATAATACCGGTTGGATCAACTGCTGTTCCGCCGTTACCAAATGCCATTTCGTAGATAAAACCTTGGCCGCTATTAGCAATACTCTGTGCTAGAGCAATACTGATGTTTTCATAGTGAATAGCATTTCGCTTGTCTATGAAAACATCTTTAGTAACAGGGTCATATATCTTAATATGCCCTTCAATGTGTAGTCCTGTTAAATCTTTACTTTGCATGGTAAAATCTCGTTATTCATTATTTATCAATAGCTATAATATGCTAGTTTAATCGCCCCATGACCCGCCAATTTGCTGCCAGTGATCCTGTGTATAGATTAATGTACAAATACTAGTGAATACTTGCTCCGTCCCAACATAGTAGTAGAACGGATTTAGTAATGCATCTATATCTTGTGAAGCACCGTCTCTAGCATGGGCAACTGTGACAAACACATTATCTACAGAGCCAATTGTTTCAGTGTTAGGAACAAGATACATAACCTGCCCTTCAACACCGTCTGCTAGCGAGTAAGTACCATCACCGATACTGTTAATAGACTTGTTTAGATCCAATGCTGTAGGAGTTGCTTGGACTACTCCACTAACTGTAACAGTAAGAGGAGTTGCGCCAGGAATACCTCCAATATCTCCGCTGTCAATTGTACCTAAATTGTCTCCAACGGTTACATCACTAGTAGCAGTAAGGTTAGTGATTCCATTAATAATTCCACCAACTACTAAAACAGTAAATGTCGCCACACCCAGTGTAAATGGCCCATATGTACCGTCGGTTAGTCCGCTAATTGATGGGCTTATTGATAATGTTTGAATAGTTCCAGTAGTTGTTGGATATATTGTACCAGTCTTAGCCACTGTGCTTTTAACTAGGGCGCCTGGGAATGTTGTTGAACCGTTGTTGCCAAACTGCCATTCCTTTTGGCTAACATTTGAGTTAGTGCGAATAATAAATCCGTTAGTACCCAACACCGTTGAAGCGACATCCATATCACTGCCGTTAACAACTAGACTTCTAAGTTCAAGGCCATCATTGTTAGGGTCAGTCAATCGAATTATTAAATTGTCGTCGGACCTACTTACACCAGTGGCAATGCCACCGCCTGTGTAGGCTGTTGTTTGTACAGTAGCATCTGGGAATGTTAACCCGCCTTCATTGTCAAAGGTCCAAACATTATTGCTTGTGTTAGGGGTGGTAACTTGTATGCTACCATCAGTTGTAGTGCGTACATTGTGATCATCAGTACCTACAATGATAGAAGTTTCAGTCAAGTCACCTGTGGTCAAGTGTAGGTGATGGTCACCGTATGTTGGAGCGTCAGCATTGAACAACTGTGTCTCAACACCAATACTGTCAGGATCGTATACATTGTTAGTAGGTGACACACGCACAGTAAATTCATAGTCATCACTGTCTACTGTAAAAGTAAAACTACCATTACCAGATCCATCAATCTCCACTATGCCCGTGCCCGGATCTGCTATACCGGCTTCTCCCGGAACAATCCACCAGTAGAGCGTTTGACTAGAGTAGGTATTAGCAACAACAACTATATTAATAGTATCACTAACTTGAGGATTAATTTCACTCCAAGTTAAGAATATGCCATTGTCTTCAGCACTAAACTGTGCGCCGCCTTTGATCACTAACTTCTGGCTGGGCACTGTTGGTGTTGCTGGAGTAAGTTGAATTGTAGGATTGCTGGTAACAACACCCTCTGTAATAGTACCACCTGCTGGCAATGTCACTGTGCCAGTATTACCTAAGGCAAATGTATATTCACCGTTAGTTAATTCACTACCAGCGCCGCCAGCACTGTATAGTGTAGGTATTAGGAAGTTTGTAGTGTCAATATCAAATAGTGTAGAATTTCTATCAATACCACTTGCCATATCGCTATCCGTCTTGCCAGCATCAATAACTGTGATGTCGGAAGCGGTTGAGTTTAATGTTCCCGAGAAACTTGCGGCCTTGACTTCCCAATCGCCTATATTGAATACCGTACCATCTTCGTCTATTTGTACTACAGCGGCATAAGTGTCGTTGTTAAAAGGAATACCAAACCCACCACTGAGAGCAACATAGCCTTGACGCACAGCAAGATTACTGCCACCACCAGCATTAAAGAAGATACCGCCACTAAATGTCCAACCAGTAGTATTCTCAATTAATCTCTGCCATACCACAGCGCCTGATGTTGTATACTTGGCCACAACCCACACATATCTTGGACTGTTATCAACAAACGATCCGGTAACTCCACTTAGGTATAATGTATCGTCTGGCCCTACCACAATGCTGGTAGCAAAGTCTTCACAAGGGCCCGCTACTCGTCTGCTCCACTGTTTAACACCACTGCTGTTGAACTTGACCAAATTCATAGCACTGTTTTCATCACCGTTATCCTCGTAATCATAACTGCCGCAAACATAGACATTACCTTCACTGTCAATGTCAGCATCTGCTCCTCGGCAAGAGTATCCCGCATCAAACTGTATGGCTTTTTGCCACTGTATAGCGCCAGTTGAGTCATACTTGACCACTAGCATACGGTCGTCAGGGTCGACTACTACACCACTCAATGTCCAAGTACCTGTACCGCTAAAGTCTATTTCAAAATCTTCTGTTCTAACTCTATAGGTTGTGGTCTGTTGAGTTCCTGTAAAACTATTAAAGGTTGAAACGCCGCCAGCACTGGTTGAAACAGTTGTGGTTAAATCATTGGTAGGACTAGTACCGCCTAACAATGCTCCGGAAATTGTTACCACATCTCCATCAACATAGTTAGAGCCTACGGCAGTAATATTAAAAGGGTGTTCTGTATAGGTGCTGCCAGAATCTAGTTCCAGGTCAAATTCTAGTCCTGAACCTGTTTGATAGTTAGTGCCTATGGCGCTGTAATAGTTATTTGGACTTCCTGCTCCGCCACCGTAAAATCCTGCTGCCACACTAGTAATAACACCATCAGTGGCTCCAGTGACAGTTAGGATAATATCTGAATTAGCATCTGCTCCACTAATTAAGGTATATGGAATTTTAATCTTGTGTCCTACTAGATAGTTTGTACCACCGTCGGCAACAGTCACAGGGTTAGTAATTGAACCGTCGCCTGCAATTACAAAATCAAATCTCGCCCCACTGCCTTCTCGAACTGTGCCAGTTAAGCCTGTGTAAACATTGATAGCATTTACACCAATAGTGCCTGTAATGCCAGTACCTGCTACTTCCCAAGCGTCAGTCAGTGTATCTCCGCTTAAATCACTTCTGTTGATCACTAACACATTTACGCCGCTACCAGTTTGTGGTGTTACTGGGTGTGATACAGGCTCGTCGTATTGAGCCATGTATCCTACAGCCACTACTTCGTTATTTGGGCCAACTGCCATACCGTAGGCTTCGTCGTCGTTCTGACCGTCTAGCAATCTGCTCCAGATAACTGTGCCGTCTAGTCTGTCAATCTTAGTTACTGTAACTCCGTCATTGGTATCAACTTCAGTTGAGTAAAAGCCTACTACTATAGGGTTACCTTCTGAATCTACATCTACTACAGGACTGTCGCTGGCCGCGCCAAAATCGTAGACGTTGCTCCATATTAAACTACCATCTTCACTGTTGAGTTTTATTAAAGAAGATTTACTGTAACCTACCTCATCATCAACACGACCAGCAACATAAATTCTACTGTCAACATTGTCAACTGCTAGACCCCAACCGTCAGTGTAGACACCCGCGCCTAGGTCTGCCGCCAACCGCACTTGCCATAGTTTTAGGCCTGCGGCTGTGAATTTAGCCACGGAGAAGTAAGAACCACTTGGAACATTAAATTCGCCAATACCGGTTTGATGTAAGAATAAGGCAATGATGTTGCCCGCATTATCGTATTCAACGCTGGAGGCCAATCCCACAACATCTTCAGGATAACCATCAGCAGAGGCAAAAGTCTGTATCCAAATGTTAGCATCACTAGCGCCACCTAACACTGACGCACCATTGCTGTCCACAATGTCGCCACCTGTAGGAAGTGTTAGCACACCATCAGAGTCAAACTTCCACTCTTTAGTGCTGCCTGTTTCTTTTTCTGTAATGATCTTGAAGAAGCCCTCTGTAGGATCTCCTTCAGCCGCATCATTACCTACATTCAATGTTACCAACTCTGTTGGATCGTTGCCTGAAGAATGACGGCCTTCGTTGTCCCAAAATCTCAACATTGCTGTGCTGTCACCATCAAACAGCCCAAGGCCCGTAAATCTCAGACTGTTACCGCCGGTGATATACGCAGAACCATTGTTGAACACTGCCGCAATACCTTCATTGAGATTGCTAGGAACAATACCATCGCTGCCGTTGAATATCACTGGACCTGGGCCAGGACTAATGGCCACCCCACCGTTAGTTACACCATCGTGTACTCGTAGCACATGCTCTATTACACCGTTGTTGTCTTTTTCATAGACAACAACTGTGCCTGAGGGCATAACAGCATCAGTATCACCGGTATAGGGACTAGTTCCTGTTATTTCACTTACATTTAATTTTCTAATCTTAGCCATGTTGTTATCCTATTAATCGTATAATTCGTCGCCGTAAAATACTCTGGCAGTCCATTGTATTTTCAGTGTACTTGCTTCGCCGTCAAATCTACCATATCTAATGGTACCTTCGCTGGTCACTATCCATAAGTCATTATTCATACTGTCAGTACTGCCACTTGACACTTCAGTATGAGTAATATATTCTTCACCATCGTCGTCTACAATATGTATAGTTCCAATGATGGTGCCATCGCCTGTGTATGCGTGATAGTCTATCACAGCACCACGGAAGTTGTCACTGCCACCAGGCAGTGTATTCTTACTCCACCACGCAACACTATCACCACCTGTAGTTACTCTAAGATAAACTGGATCGTCTTCAGTCTGTGGAGTAGTTTGGTTATTGTCAACTTGGTAATAGAACCAGTATTCTGTTGATTGTATTGAAGAAAGCCATACTTCTCTAAAAGTTACATTGTCAAAGGATAATGTAAATGTAGCACTAGTATTTCCATTATTGATAGGTACAAGCACAGCATCTAATTCTGTAGTTCTTGCCACACGCAATTCATAGCCGTTAGTAGTAGCGTTTATAGCACCTGTATAGGTGTTGGTAACTCGTTGTGTAACTGACACTTGATTGTAGCCAGATGCTGTTTCAATTCTGCGCTCGCCCGGAGCAGTAGATACTACATTTGTGGGGATATAAGCAGTTGTCTGAACTGTGCCGTCAGCAAATCTAACACCTTGATCAAGTTTAGTTAGGTCTATTTCTCTACGTGTATAACTAAAGCCACCGTAGTCTCCACCTTGTGTCCAACTGATCCAATCAATAGCATAATACTTGTCTGTTTCTGAAACATACATTATGGCTTTTGACCCGGGTACCTTGTTGCCTAACTGACCATTACCGTAGGCTGCGTAGAAGTTAGTATAGGTTCTTGACTCAATGTCAGTTAGGTCGTTCCACCCATCTATATTCCACAGTGTGCCTGCTGGACTAGTATTGCTGTTCCATCCATTTTCTCTATAAGGGTTGTATATGCCTTGTTCTAATCCACGAGTGATACCAATTGCTTCCGCTCTTGCTTCTTGCCACGCAAGATAGGCATTTTTAGCGTTATTTGCTCTAGGTACAAGATCGCCAGTTAAGGGTGCTGGTTCGATAGGGAAAGTCGCAATCAGTATATCGTATGCTTGATAACTAGGCATACCATCCCACGGTCTAGTGTCAGGGGCAATATCGGCAGCATCTTGATCTCTTACATCTACCCATAGTTGTTCAGCCTCAAGGTAGTCTATTTCTAACTGAAGTGTTTCTCCAGTTTGTGGCTTAATATTATCGATCTCGCCATCTTGTAGACCGTCAGTTTTACGGAAATAGTTAGGATCGTCAATTAGTGTTCGTGTATAAGAATACTCGTTGTTGTCAATACCCCAAACATTCATGCCAAACTTGTAGTACTTGTCGTTAATAGTATCCCACATTATAAGTTCGGGCGGCGGAGCGTTATCAGGACCAAATAATATTGAATCAAATGTGTCGTAAGTTCTTGTGCGGAATCCAACTAGTGTATCCCAGCCATCAGCATTCCATAGTGTACCTATAGGAGATACACTTGTGTTATGACTAAATTCTACTTCTGAATTAAAAAAGCCAGAAAACTCTCGAGTTAAAGTTAGTCCTGTATCAACTTCGTCAAATTCTGTTGCAATATATTCAATGCTAACGCCAGTATATGTTGCTGGAGTGTTTGACGCGGTAAAGGTGCCTTCGAACACTTGATTAACGACAGTTAACAAAGTTCCAGCAGGACCTACTGTACCCACTTCAAAGATAATGTTGTCAGCATCATCATTGCCACCTATTTGCCAATAATTAATTCTATAACGCTGTCCTACAACATAGCCGTTGCCTGGTGTGTCAATTGTGATTGAGTCTATAAATGGACCTTCACCTGAACCTATAGTTACTGAAACTAGAGAGTCCACTCCCCTCATCTCTGCTGTGACTGTAACCGGTGTGCCTAATGTCACTGGCTGTGTAATGAATGCTTCTTGGGTCAGTTCAAGATATGGTTGGGTTGTAGACCCGCCACCTAATACACTTGTGCCGTTAATATCTACAATATCACCGCCTGCTGGTAGTTTGAATTGGCCGTTTTCTTTGAACTCAAAATCTAAAGTAGCATCAGCATCTGGTCTACTGGCTCTAATATAAACTGAGCCGCCATAGTTTGTAAAGCCACCAGCGGCTACAAAATTACCCACATTAAGATTACTGTATTCGTCTAGATTATATGCTGTTGTTTGTAAAGAGCCATCTCCAAAGATTATTCCAGTTTGCGTATCTTCTGGTAGATTTCCGTATGGCGGAAGGGTGATATTTCCATTAGTGCCTAGTACTGCTTCATTACTACCGTTGACTAATCTATCTGAAGAATTACTAGTACCGGTTACACTAACAACTCCTTGACTAATAGATAAGCCAGCACCAATTTTTATGCCGCCGAGTATGCTATCAGTTGCTGTTGGTAGCACATAAGGTGTAGAACTTATAATGCCGTTTGTTACAGTTATCGAAGTACCGTCGACTCTAACACCGCCGAGCAAACTAGTAGAAGCAGTTGGAAGAGTATACGCTGATACGGTATTGCTAAGAACACCTTGATTTATTGCAAGACCAGTTCCAACTTTAACTCCGCCTAACACTGTAGACGATGCTGTAGGCAGGCTGTACTCCGTTGGTTGTGCGCTCAGTGTGCCGTCTTGACTAATTGTTAAATTTTCACCTACTTTGATCAATCCCACGTCATTAGCGGATGCAATGCGACCAGTGATCAATACTGCTCCTGTGCTGTTACTAACTGCTAAACCCTGTCCAGCAGTTATTCTAGAAACTACACTTAGATTTTCTCCATCACCCAGTAAATTATAAATTTCACTAAAGTTATCGTTGACTTTGGTTGCTCCTACTCTTAACGAATCGCCTGTACCATCGTTATTACGAGCACCAACATTGATAATTTGTTTTGCCATTTTAATTAATTCCCTTTATCAAATTTTGTTTCGGTACCGTCGAACGTTGTAGTTGACGAATCGTAAGTTG